GGAAACGCTACCAACGCCATCACCATTGCAGCCAGCGGGAAATTCTCGCTCCTTACCGGCGCCTGGAACCCGGAAGTTGGCGACACCATCTACCTGAAAAAGCGTTCTGATGGAAAATTCATCGAACTCAAACGCGAAACCGTTACCAGCGATGCCATCGCCTTCGAGGCCGATGATACCACTCCTGACGTTGCCGCCGGTGATACTTTTATCACCGTATCAAATTCACAGGCAACGGCCATCACGACATTTGACAATGCCGTGACCGACAAGGTGTACACCATCTACGGAGGCTCGAATACCAACGCTTCGACTATCGCAAACGCCGGCAACTTCGTGCTGACCGATGCGATGACGCTCGGAGACGGGAAGTATATCAAGCTGGAGAAAGCAGCCAATGGAAAATTCTACGAAATCAAACGCGGATAATACCCGGAGGGGGTGCCTGATCAATATGGACACCCCCGCCGGTTTTTTCAACCTTAAAAAACTGTAAACAATGACATACGTAAAAGTAGATGTCAACAAGCCCGGTGACAACAAGGGAGTTGGCGGAGATAAAAAGGCAATGATCATCCTCTTCGATTTTGATGACGTTGCCACCATGCCGGTACGCGATTCGAAAGGGATTGTCATTACCGGTAACCTGGCCTTCAAGAGTGGCGCATACATGTCGAAGATTTACGCCACCCAAAGCACCATCAAAGCTGGTGCAGACAGCGAAGGGGATCCTGACGCAAAAGGGATCACCCAATCTGTTGAATTCGATCACCCAGGGGATGAAGTTGCAATCCGTGAGTTTCGCTCCAACTGGATGAACCGTAACATCGGTATCATCATCGAAAAGTGCAGCGATACGAAAAAGAATCTCTATGGATCCCTGTGCGCTCCTTTACAGATGGTCTTCAAAGCTGAGGACGACAAGGACAAGAAAAAAACAGCCTTCACTTTTAAATCGGTGCAAAAAGGACCGGACGTTGCAGACTATCAAGGATCCTTGACCTTTGATACCGTGATGGCGACCGTAGCAGCAAATGCAACCTCTTTGAATGTTGCTTCCGGAGAAGGTCGGTACCAGCTGACAACCGGATCGGGGTCCGCCGCCAGTATTACAACCATGACCAACCCGATCAATGGTGGTAAATATACCCTGCTTGGTTCCGGTGGAACCTATCCCTCTACCATTGAAAAGGACAATGATTTTATCCTTTCAAGCGGTACAACATGGACTGCAATCGAAGGTGCTGAGATCACTTTTGAAGCTTTCAAGAGTACCTCCAGCACATGGATTTTCATTGAGCGCAGCCGTAAATAACAGGATGCTTTGTTGCAATCATGAATTTTTACCCCATCGTGCTGCGGTACGATGGGGTTTTTTATCCAAACCAATATGAAAGAAGAAATTTTGAACTTTTTCAGGACGGACCGGTCATATGCCGGCGCCGTCAAACTGGTTCTGAGGTTCTCCCCAAAACTCGGGTTGAAGAAACAACTGAACCTGCAGGAAGAAACAGAATACCTTAAGGGCTGTGCATTTGAAGAACTCCGAGAGTTATCCGGAATCAAAGAAGTAGAAATGCGATCCATTCTTTCTGCACCGAAGCCAAAATCGGAACCGATCCGGCTGATCCATCCAGTTAATGATAAAGAGGAAACTGTTGAAGTGACCACTTTCGATGAGGATGAAGAAGGCAATGAATCTCAGCCCAAACAGGCTGAGTATGCCGAAAAAGCAATTAAAACTCAACCGGCAGGCAGCCGAAAAAAGCCCGCAAAACCAGCAAAACCGGCGAAGTTGGGAAAACCCAGGAGCCGCAAAAAGTAGCGTTGAAATCCATCCCGTCCATCAGGCTCCGGGATGAGTTTCCCTTTTTGCGGCGGTTGGATTGTCCGCCAGAACTCAAGATCCTTGTGGCCGATATGATCACAGCTTACAATGATTATATCCAGGCCCATGAATCGTTATTTTCGGCCGGTACCTATGATGAAATTGCAACCCTTTCAGAGCGAACAGTTGAATCGTACCTTGAGAACCGCCGGATCTGGGATGAATTGAACCATTACAAGACCACGGGAGCAATCCTGGGCAAACATCCCATCTTCGCCTGGATGCACCGGTCGGAAGAAATTCGCCGGATGAAAGTACCGTTGCTTGTTAAACTCAAAATCAGGCTCGAAAACAACCTGGTGCGCAACCGGTCCGCATTGCGCAAACAACCCGCCCATCCAAAAACCTCCGAACGCCGTGACCGCATTGCCTCCATGGAGCGCGAACTGGCCGAAGTGGACCGGCTGCTAAATTTTTAAGTGACTATTTATGCTTATTGATATTGATGAAGATGATTTGACAACCGGCGAGGAGCCTGATAAATCAGGGATGATGGCAGAGACTTTTCTTAAAATTCACGGTGAACGCATTGAAAGCATCCGCAACATCGCCCCCCGGTTTCCCCGGGAGGGCGAAATCTTTTTTCTCTGGACCGTAAATTCCTTTAACGCGTTCACCTTCATTCCATACATTATCAAGTATTCCGGTGTAGTCGAGGAGTTGATCCTGTCAACCTATTCAATCAATATCCGGATAATCGATGCGCTGATCCGGCTGATTGACCGTGGGCAAATACACCAGGTGGATATTTTCATCAGCGATTCCATTAAATCAAGACTTCCAAAGGTGTATGATCACCTGATGGCGATCATCGAAACCAAACCCGTCCGGGTACACTTCTCCTGGAATCATTCCAAGATCGCCCTGATCCGTAGTGGTGAGAATTTCTTCGACGTTGAAGGGTCCGGAAATTGGGGCGAGAACGCCCAACATGAACAATATGTTTTTTTGAACTCCCCGGATATTTACGAATTCCGGAAAAATGAAATACTCAATGGAATTGACATCCGACCAGTTTAAGGTCATCGAAGCCATGGCGCCCGTCTTTTCGCCCGCACAAATCGCCATGGCCATGAACATTGACCGGGATGAATTTGTTGCCTGGTGCGATATCTCCGATGATGATCCCGAGTACAAACCAGGCCATCCAAAATATCATTATGATAAAGGAAAGCTTCAGGCCGATTGGGATATTGTAAAAGGTACCCTGAAACGCGCCAAGGATGGCAACCAGACATCAATCCAGCAATTCTCAAAGTACCAACAGCAGAAAGAACTGGAAAAAGTAAAGCAGAATGTTCTTTCCCGGTCCCGGCGTAAAATGCTTGGTACGGTTGAAACCCTTGCAATTGAAGCGGGAAATGCTTTGTCTCTGATCAAAGCAGACGTTGAACAGGTTGAATTCATTCGCGAACTGTTTGCATCTTACAGTTCGAAAAACCAGATAATCTGCCGCATCCGCAAACGCTGGCCGAAGATTGGGGAACTGGAAGCTGAGCGATTGTTCAATGAAGTGCTGAACTTCTATTACCTGACCAATGATGAAGTGAAAGTTGATGCCTGGCGTAATATCCTTGCCGAGCGGATGGATGATCTTTTCCATATCTGCATTAAAACGAACGATTTTGAAACTGCCCGCCGTTGCCTTGCAGATATTGCTGAGATCCGTGGTGTGAATAAAGATAAGCCACTGCAGGTTCCTCCGGAGATCCTTGACCGCCGGCCGATCATCTATTCCATCCGGATATCTGATCTTGGATTGCCGCCGGCAAACCGCAATGAACTGGCCGCAATGATCGATTCGCTGGATATTTCAGAGAAAGAAAAGACCCGCGTACGCAGGGAAGCAATGATAGAAGACGTTCCATTTGAGCTTGCAGAAAATGAGGAGAGTTAATATACCTGCCCAGGAAGCGGATCTGCGCTATTCAAACTGGATATCGACCCTTATCGATCTGCTCAAGCCATCTAATCTTTATCTGATAGGTGGCCGGGGAACGGCAAAGAGTACCGATATACTTGCCAAACGTGCCATTGATGTTATCTATGACATGCCCCGGGCCAGCTTTGCATTCGTGAGCGATACCTATGTCAATCTGATGACCAACATCATCCCGGCAATAATCCTGGGGTGGGAAAGCCGCCATAATTTCTACGAGAACTATCATTTCGTTGTGGACAAGGAACCACCGGAATACTGGCCCCGGCCATTGATCAAAACCTTCACGTTCAAACATACCCTGTCAACCTTTAATGGTTGTAAATTCTTCCTTACCTCACTTGACCGGCCAAGTGCCAACGCTGGGATATCGGTAGTTCACCAGTTTGGTGATGAGTCAAAGTACCTGATCGAGGAAAAACTCAACAAACTCTTTCCCACGCTTCGCGGGGATTACAACCTTTACGGGAATTCGCACTACTTCATGGGCCAAACCTTCTGCTCCGACATGCCGGACCCGACGGTTGGCGAGAGTGACTGGATGCTCCGCATGGAAAAGAAGATGGATAAAGAGCAGATCAAAATGATTCTGCAAACGGCCATCGTACTCAATGAGATCAACATCGAAATACTACATTCTATTCGAAAGGGAGATGACCCGAAAAAGATTGAAAACCTGAAAAAGAAACAATCCCGCTGGATTGAACGATTGGCAAAGGTGCGTATGGGCAGCACCTTCTTCTACATAGTATCTTCCTTTGCCAATGCCGATATCCTTACTCTGAAGTATTTCCATAATTTGCTCGAGACCCTGGATTTCGAAGAATTCAAAACAGCTGTGCTTTCCATCCGCAAAAGTCTTGAAAAGGGCGCCCGTTTCTATGGAGCACTTGGTGAGAAACATTTCTACAGCGATGGATACAATTATGACTACTATGATCAATTCGGTATCCGTGGGAATATATCGCAGACCTCTGCCGGTCTTCGGTATATTCAGCATGATAAGCCCATCGAAGGAGGATTTGACGCGGGTAACATGATGAGCCTTGTAATAGGGCAGGAGCAGCCTGGTACCTATCGGGTCCTTAAAGGTATGTACACCATCACCCCGGAATGGATCCGGGAGCTCGGAGACAAGTTTATTCAGTTCTTTGAACCACACAAGAAGAAGATCCTTCATCTTTATCATGACCGATCGACAAACCAGTACCGTAAGAGCGGACGCGACTTTGCCACACAGTTGAAACATGATATCGAGTTCAACAGCCAGGGCGTCCGCACCGGGTGGCTGGTCCAGTTGATGTCGGTCGGCCAGGGGAATATAACCCACGCTGACGAATTCAACCTGATGAATATTATGATGGGTGAGAAAGACAAACGGTTGCCCAAACTTTTAATTGATAAGTTCGAATGTCGCGAGCTGAAAAGTCAACTTGAAATAACACCAGTTACCAAGAACACAAAAGGTGAGATTCAGAAAGTAAAGAAGGGAGACAAACTCCCTCCAGCCCGGCTTCCCATGGAATCGACCAATTTCTGTGACGCCTTCAAATATATGATGTGCCGACCCAAATGGATGGCCATCGCGAAACAGAAAAAATCATTTTCCATGGGATCTTTAACTTCGATCACCTGATAAGATTCCGCATTTTCTTTTCCTTTACACATTGTTAAAGATCCCGCCAATAGGTGGGATTTTTTGTTCCAAACAATCCCGGGACACTGTGGGATTTTTCATTTCAAGAAAAAATCGGAACCTGTCTTTTCTATATATATAGCCTTTAATATATGATCCAACCCTCATATATCCGCTATGAAAACCGAGTGAACGTGCGACCGGACGGCGGGGCAGGTCGTCTGAGGTGTTTTCTTTACCTTTAAAAAAGGTAACCAAAACAGGGTTAATAATCTAATATATAGATTATTAAATATAAATCCAACCTGTCATTTTGCTGAATGATGGTCTTTCTGAAATGTAAGTTTGACA